AAATTTTCAGCCTCTTTTTTGGATAATCCCAAAGCTTTCGCATTTTCTTTTATAGCATCGCCAACAGTGCCATCACTAGCACGTATATTAAATTCTTTTATAGCATCGCCTAATTTATCTATCGACCATGTTCCAGTTTCAGCTCCACTCGAAAGCATATTAAACATATCTTCAGCACTAAAACCAGCAGTTCTAAATTGTACAGAATACTCATTTATAACGTCTAGCATATCGTCATTAGCATTTAAGCCTTGTTGTGCACCTTGAACTACTAGATTAAAAGCTTCTTCACTATCTAGCCCGAATTGATTCATTAAGCTATTAACGGCTCGCATACTTTCTTTAACGTCCATATCAAACGTATCACGTAAAGTTAATGCATTTTCAGTCATTTTTTGTAAATTGCTTGGATCAAGTTCCTTTGTTTGTTGTTTAACTTCAGCCATCGCATTAGCTATATCGTTTATACTCTCACCCAAATTATTAGAATAAATTTCTTCAATAGCAGTTTCAAATTCTTTCATTTCGTCGGCACTTGCTCCAGTTTGAGCTTGAAAACTAGACATAGCAGTATCACTATCAATCACTAGATCTTTTAAAGCCCCACTTAATTCTTGTATTCCGTCGGCAAGTAAATCAGCTACAGCACCCTTCATAGTTGTAAAACCATCTCTTAAATTCTCTGTAGCATTATCAACATTATTCATTTCTTGTTTAGTTTCGGTTAAACCCTGCTCTAAATTATTTAATTTATTATCAGTCTGTGTAATTTCATTTTGAATTTTTTGATGTGCGGTTTGAAAATCTAATAATTTATTACTTAATTGTCGAACTTCATTCGAATTTGAACCAAAAATACGCTCCGCTTCTTCTAATTTTTTCTTTAATAAATCAACTTTATTAGCACTTGCATCGGCTTCACGTTGCAATATTTCTTTTCGTTGTGTTAATAAATCTACATCTTCTGCATTTTCTTTTAATTCAGCACTATTTAGATTTAATTCTCTTCTCAAAGTGCCTAAACTTTGATCCATCGACTTAATACCTTCATCAAAACCACTAGTAACAGCCTTAAATTCTATTTGTGCTTGCGTTTTTTTAGCCATTTTTAATCAACGCCCTCCTTTCATTAACAGAAAAAGGGGTTAACCACCCCATTTTAGAATAGTTAACCCCTTTAATTATTTTTGTTGTCTTTTATACTCAATATAATTTATATATCCTTCGTAAGCCATTTTGTTCTCAACCACTGATAATAAAAAATTATAATCAGCGTTCCAAAATATATCCTCACTAATTCCCAAAATTAGAACATAATAAGTATAGTAATCTTCTATATCTTCTAATTCAAATTTAGGGATTTTATACTCATTTGGAACTTTACCGGTACGTTTTATAAACGGCTCTCTAAAACCTACTTTTTTTTCGGTTGTGTTAATGCTTTAAATGTTCTTTGAATTTCTAAAGTATCAAAGTCTACTAATTCAATAAAATCGTCCTCTTTTAAAATTTGGTCAACCCCATTATAATTAGCACACCAATAACCTACATAAATTATAGTTACTAAATCAAGAATATCCTCGCTTTTACCATATAAAATAGCGTTAAATCTATTATATAATTCAATGTTTAACTTCTTTAAGATGTTTAATCTCCCAAAACTTAACATTAAAGTTACGGTTTCACCGTTATTTAGAACATATTCTTGTCCAGTGGCTTTTAATTCACCCATTTCATTCACCTTCTTTTTAATTATTTTTTCTTTTTCATTTTTTCTTTAGCTTTTTCTAGTATTTTTCTACCTTCTTCTTTTTCAACTGGCGTTATTTCTTCGGTTTTTTCTATCAAATTACCTACTTCTAGAATTTCATTAACTCTTGCTGGAGTAAAATCTACCACATCGCCCGCTTTATACATAATTCCTGTGTATTTATCTCTAAAATTTTTAATTACTTTATACATAAACTACCTCCAAAATTACGCATTTGCAACTTTAACTAATTCAGGTGTAAAGTTTGTAAGCCATTCAGTTTTGATGTTTTCATCTGTAATTAAGCTTTCTACAGCCTCATACATTCCAACTCCATTATCATCTGGCATTACAGAAACAGTTAATTCCATTTCGGCAACTTCTTCAGCACCATTTTCAATTTTCCTTGAAATTCCAGTGGTTATAACACAATTTGGATATGCTTTTAATTTTGAATTACCATCTTCATCTTTAACTCTACAAGTTAAACAGAAATTTTTGTGTACTGAATTTCTACCATAAGAGTAAACACCTTCAGCTAGCCCATCGCTAACCATTCCATATGATTTTAAGAATAAATCATATCTCATGTGCAATGACATAGCTAATTCTCCAGTTCCGTCGCCTTTAGTCACATTTTTAACTACTACACCTTCGCATTTTTTAGTGATTGGTTTAACATTCATAGTCTCCTCTAATGACCCAACGCAACCAACTTTTATAGCTGATTCATCTTCAGCAAATTTGATTGAAGTTTCTTTAACTTCAAATTCAGAAAATACTTTTTCGTACATTACTAATCCAACTCCTTTTCAATATTTTTATTTAATTCATTCATTAACCCATTAACTATGTTGTTATATTCTTTATCAAGACCTTGTTTCATAAAGTCTCTAGCACCTTTTTTCTCATTTGTACCAGTTCCAGTTACAACATAATACAAATAATAAAAGCTTCTACCACGTGCACCAGTCAATTTATTACCGATATTAATAGCTAAATTATAATTTTTTTGTTCACTCCAATCATTACCTTTAGCGTGTATAACATTTCTTCTAGGAGACACGGGTATATATTTATCAATACTTTTAATAATTTTTTCTCCAGCAACATTATGTAAAAAATTATTTATTACATTTTCGCTAGAATTACCACAATTTAAAATTGCTCGCTTGATTTTATCAACATCTTTATCGTTCAATGAAAAATCCGTTCTAATTCTAGGCATTATTTACACGCCTTTTTAGTTTTTGTAAATTGAAGCTCTAATATTTCAACAACGATATTTGTATCGCCCTTAAATGTATAAGTAACTTCAAAATCACCATCAGCAAGTCTTAAGCCGCTAATTTCACTTAATTTTTCAATAACTTCAAATATAATGCTATCTGATATAAAATCTTCACGCACAATCGTTACATACCAATAACCGTTTAAATCATTAGAACTACTTCCACTTTTTCTTAATTTCTTTTGACCAAAAACAAAGTAATTCCACTCCTCATTTTCAACGTTATCAGGTACGATTCCATAAAATACTTTTTTGTCTATTTCAAGTAATTTTTCTTGAATTTTATTTCTCAATCTTACGACCCCTTTCTAAATAAAAATATAATTCTTTATTTCTTAAATCGGGGTCAATATTTATAATATCATACACATAATTGTCATAAATGATTTTGTGGTTACTCTCAACACCTGTTATAAAGGGCGTTTTGATTTTCCAAGTTAACTTTTTACCCATTGCCTCAGCGAATAAAAAATCTTCTTGACGTTTACTTTGTTCACTAAAACATAAATCAGTTATAAAATTATAATCTTCAATATTTCTAGCGTTTGTTTTCGCATTAAAATTATTAATTAAAGTGGATTTTTCACTATATACACTAACGACTCCATCATTATAACTACTTATTTTCTTCTTCAACATATTGAGCAACCTCATGTTTATGATGAAGTGAATTTATATCATCTAAATAATTATTTTTAAATTCATCACTTGAATCGTTCCAAGCGTACCAGCAATAATTTTTTAATAATTCTAATTCCTCTTCGTTACCTTCCAGTTCGAAATCAAAGTCGGATTCAACTCCAATCATTCTTCGAACTTTAGGTAAAGCTTCGGTTATAATATCGGTTAATCGATTTGTGGTCGTGGTATTAGTATCTGTTATGTAACATTTTATTTTAACTTTTAACATCAAAGTTTCACTAATTATCATCTAATTCACTCCTTTTAAAAAGGAAAAGTACCTAATATAATTAGGCACTTACTTCATCACTCACTTGTTTAACTGTTATATAAGCTGGTTTTAATCCAGTAATATCTAATAATACTGCACTAGTATTATCTTCAGCTCTACCAAAAGCATGCATTTTTGTCTTATATGTTCTCTTATCTTCTAAAAATTTAAATTCATCAGAATACTCAATGCTTGCGTTTCTTGATGAACCTACCCCCATAAAATATTCAGATAAAACAGTTAAAACAGCTTCTCCCTCTTCTAAAGCTACAGATTGAATAACTTCAGTTGGAATAGGGAATAAATCTCTTTTATATTCTCCATTTGTGTTTTGCAATGTTGTCGCTGGCATAACTTTTGTTAGATAATCTTTTGGATTTACAATCATTTGTAAAACCGTAATTTTTCTTAATTTGCCATTTTCTTTTACAACCATATTGTTCCCAACTAACGCGCCGTAATTTGCTGGTGTGAAATCTGTAACTTTAACCGCTGTTTTTAATGGATAACCATCTGTTTCATTTATAGAAACACCAGTATGTATATCTCTAACTAAACCAATTGGCTCACATTTAACACCTTTTCCTTTTAAAATTCCATATTCTAAACCACAAGCCATAACCTCTTTTAAGATAGTTCTAATATAATTATCTAAAAATACTGGTCCTAATTGCAACATATCTATTGGAATTACTAAAAATGCACTTAATTTACCTTGTGTAATATTAAGTGTTTTGAATCCACTTTCAATTTGTTTAGTAATTTCATCATTTATTTCACCCCATACAGCTTGATCTGGAGTATGGTCATTTAATAACCAACTTGTTAAATACTTAACATTTTGGAATTTAACTTTTGCTAATAATGGGTGTTCATCAACTAAATCTCTATAAACATCTTCGATTATAGTTTCAGGCATACCGTTATCAGTAGTTAATAAATCAGTTAATGCTTGTTTTGGGTTACCTGATTTAGCACCTTCAATAAATTTTTCATAAAATTTTTGTTCAGCGTTTGTTAAAACTCTGAATCCTCTTTGAGCTAATATATTTTTATCATTTGATTGTAAAGCTTCTTCATAATCAGCTTTAACACTATCTACGATCGAATTGTAGAATCCTTCCCAAGCTTGTGTTATTTCGTTTTCTTCTCCACTTTTAAAAGCTTGCATTAATTTTGTAGCACTTTCTTGCTTATTTAATACGTTTATCATTTTAAAAAACTCCTTTATAATTTACTTAATACATTAAAAAAAGTAACCGCTTTTTTTTGGGTTACTTCAGATTTTTCTTTATCCTCTTCAGGATTTTTCTCATCGGTATTCTCTGTTTCTTCAGTATCTTCATCTTTTTCTGTTGTTTCTTCGTCATTTTCAACTTGTTTTTCTTTCTCATCTTCTTCTGTTTCCTTCTCTTTATTTTCAACAATCATTTTAATTAACTTATCTTTTATGCTTTGACTTGCTTTTTCAGTTTTAGAATTTCCTATAATCGAAGTAGCAAATCCCATTTCTAAACATTCATCATAAGTTAACCAACTTTCATTATCTAATAAAGATTTTAGCTCGGCTTCATCAATATTTACATGTTCCATATAAGCATTAATTGAAGCACTCGTCATTTTGTCTAAATCATCGGCTAGTTTGCGTAATTCATTTGCATTACCTTCTACAAAGCTCCAAGCGTTATGAATCATCAATAGACTTGATTTACTCATAATACGCTCATCGCCAGCCATAAAGATAACTGAAGCGATTGAACACGCAAATCCATCACAATAAGTTTTGACTTTTGCTTTATGATTTTTTAAAGCGTTATAAATAGCTAAACCTTCAGCGACCTCGCCACCGTACGAATTAATATGTACGTTAATTTTTTTAACGTCTCCTAATTCTTCTAGTTGCTTTGATAACTTATAACTAGAAATGTCACTTTCGTCCCATTCCCAGCTAGTAATGTCACCAAAAATATTAAGATCCGCTTCAGATTTTTCTTTATTCATAACAAGTGAAAAGTACCTTTTATTCATTTACTATCTCACCTCCTTCATCTATACCATTTAAAGCATCTTCAATTTTAGAATAATTTTTAGTAATCCAATGTTGTCTACTAAATTCATTGTTTAGTGGATTTTCACCCAATTTAACACGAATTTCATCTATACAATATGTACCACTAGCAATCAATTTATCGACTTTATCAGCAATTTCGAATATATCTAAATGCATAATCATAGTAGTATCAACATCGAAATAAGTTCCTTTTATATAGTTGTCCATAGTAGCGGTTTTCCTGGTTAACTCCTCACTAATCATTTTAGCAAGTGGATCAATTCTAAACGTTACAAAGCTAGAAATTATGTCTTTGGCGTTCGTCATATTACCATATAACATAGAAACAGGCATTTTAAACGCTTCAGCAGTTACTTCAAATATTTCTTTCGCAACATTTCTTATATCACTAGAATCAGTTGTATTATTATCCGTTGTAATTTTCTCCAAATTTTGACCTTTAAATAAAGGATATACCGCTTTAGAATTATTAATAAAAGATTCTAATTGCTTTTTAATGACTTTATCAAATTGTTCTTTAAAGTCTTTATTACCAGCTTGTACTTCATCTAATATTAATTTATATTTTTCACTATTACTCAATTTGTAATTATCCATAGCATAACTTAAAATGTCGCTATAATCATTTAACATACTATCAACTAATGTTTTTAATTTTTTATTATCTAATTTCAAATAAAAAACATTACTAGCTTGTCGAGTAAACGTTCTAACTTCATTATCTAATTTTATATCAACAAATTTATCACCTTGTATCGGATAATATTCAACATTAAAACTATCAGCAACGTATAATTTACCATTATTTTCGAATAATAACACTTCGCCATCATAAAATAATTTAAAAATCATTTTAGATTTTAATTGGCTCGCATTTTCATTTGCATTTGGAGAAACATTAAACCAATAGTAAAATAAATCTTTTGTTTCTTTACCATTCACAAAATGTTTTATTTCACATTTACTAATAGTATCTGCAATATAAGAAGTAGCAACATGAAAAGCCAAAGCTTTAATTGATAATCTCTCCTCAATACTACCTACAACCGCTTCAATATCTGATAAATTTATTTTTTCCTCTAAAAATCCAGCCATACTTTTAAATAAGCCCATATTTTTCACCTCCAATTCATTAAAAAATTATAGGATCTAAAAATACCATTTCAGTATTTTCGTTTTCAATATCTTCTACAATAGTAAAAGCATTAACCATACTCATAAATCCATCTGTTTTTCTATAGTTTTCCTCGATTTTTCCATACGTAATGTTACCATTACTTAATATTTTTTTAGTATTATTAGTGTACCAATTCATTATCGGACTGTTACCCCAGCTTAAATTTCTATTTATAAATACTGAATTTATTATAGGAGCGGTTTTCATTATGTCACTAGGACGTACTAGTTTAATGTTTTTAGTTTCAAAAGCATCAAAACCAATTTCTTTAAAAGTAAAATTCATTAAACTATATCTAAAATTATCTATCGCTATACGTTTTATATTATATAAACGTCCTTTTTCTTCAAACCAATTAACAACTAGCTGTGGTGATATCTCAACGTCATCAACAAATGTTATATGTCCAATATCAGCCCATTCAGTTAAAGGAGCTTTTATCCCTTTTAAATCTCTACAATTCATACATACAAAACTGTGATGTATTAAATAATAGCGACCGCCTTTTTTAAATAACAAACATACAGCTACAAAGTCATCTGTTTTAGCATAATCTAAACCACCAACACAATCACAACCTTTTAAATCTACTAACATTTCATTACACGCTTTGATATCGTCCCATGTCGCAACCTCAACGTCTTTATTACCTATTGGGTAATTCATTCTTTTCGCCATAAATTCAGGGAAATAATCTTGATTATACAAATCCTGAGGTTGAAGTTAGTGTTATAGATAGAACCACTCCTGTTATATCTAGTGCGTTAACTGGAAATACTGATAGTTCGGCTTCAACGAATATTAATAGTTATGACTATGTAATTGGTGGTGGAAATAGTCAAAGTATGAATCCTAAAATTTCTGGTGCATATAAGAATGATGTGAGTGAACTTCCTTCTGATTATTATACAACGGGTGATTACAATGCGATATATTACAATTCTAATGGTACTAAAGCGTTTACATATGAAGATGCGTTAAAAATT